CCTATTTTTTTAAGATGTTCAAGTGCAAAATCATATGTATAATTTGGGACTTTTGGATTAGTTTTATGTGGAAACATTTCAGATGAAAGTCTGAATACTCGTATACCATTTTCTTCATTCCATTGTAACATTTTTAATAGATCTTCTAGATTAGAAATAACTCGTTTTTTAAGTTCTTCAATACCTCTTTCATCAATAATTCTAACTATTATCTTCCTACTAGCATATACAGGTGGTTTTTGTTTCTTTAGTGTAGTATTCATACAACATAAACCCAGTTGTACCGGTTTTTCTATTGACATAATTAAGTTGCGATTAAAATAAAAATGAACTTATCTCAAATTTACAAAAACATATTCGATTCATTTGTTGAACACATAGTAATTAATTCTTCGAACATATTAAGATTATCTATTAATTTTTCAGGTTCGTAAATAAAACGAATAAAAAATTTCTGTAACATAGAAGTAGTATATTTTTTATTTTTAATTGTTTTATATAACTGTTCTCTAATATCATCTTTATCTGGAAATATTAATTTAAATATTTCATTATATTGATATTTTGAACAATGTGTAAAATTAATAATATTATCAATTCTCATAGGTCTGATTAATGCTTTATCTAACCTTTCTATATGATTAGTTGTTATAATAGTTATAAGATCACCTTTAGAATAAACACCATCTAAAAAATTTAATATACATGAAAATGATACCCTATTTTCTTCTTTTTTTTGTCTTTCTATATATAAAGCATCAACATCTTCTAAACAAAAAATAGATCCATCAGGTATTTTATTAGTAGCACATATAAATGAATGATCTGATAATTTATTAGAGTTAAAATCTATTGTTGATATATCTTTATTTAAATGAGATGCTATAGAATACATAAGGCTACTTTTACCAGTTCCGGGTAATCCAGATAATATAAGGTTCATTTTATGATTAATACCTAGATTACTTAATCGTTTTTTTAGGTCTTCATTTTTATAATTATCAATACATTTTTGAACTTCATTCTTAACTTCTTTATCAAGAATAACTGTGTCTAATTTTCTTTTTTTAATTTTTTTTATATCTTCCCAATATCCATCATGATATGAATAAAGAAAAAGTGATTCATTTTTATTTTTAAGTTTTCTATTATCTCTATATGATTCTTTAACATCAAGGATAAATTTTTTAATAAATGAAATTTTATCATCATCTGATAATTCAGATAATATTTCCATAGTTAATTCTTCATAATGTCCTATTTCACCTCTTGAATTTATAAATTTAGGATTACCTATTCTTTTTCTAATTAATTTAATTTCAGTATCATTGTGATAAAAAATAAATTCATTATCAAATCCAATAAAGTCTATAAGATCATTATCATTTTCATCATGATATAAACATTCTCCAATAAAAAAATGATGTGTATTATTATTTTTACATTTAGAATTAGCATACCAAAGAATAGATGTAAATGTTCTTAAATCATATGTAGATATAGAAAACTTCATATTAATATATTAGTAATTAATCTTTTAAATATGAATCAAAAGATTTAGTTCTTACAAGACCACATCTTTTTTTCATTGATAGATCTAGTGTGTGTGTATTATGAAGTTGATGTACTGTCCCTTTATAAACACGAAGTAAATTATTATGTTCTTCTATTAATTTATCATGACATAATTTTAATCGATTAAATTTAGATTTGATGATATTATTTTTAAGTAGTAATTCAGCATTTTCATCTGCGCGGTTCTCAGATCCAGTTTCATATCCGATTTCAAAATAAGCATTCTTAATAGTTTCAATTTTATCTTCGGTGGGTAACTCATTTTTAAATAGATCTTCACGACAAAGAGGACAATTATTACCAGTTTTACATATAGTATTTTCAAAGCAATTATAACAGAATGTATGGTTACAAGAAGTATTTACATAACCTTCATCAATTTTATCATAACATATAGGACAATCTCCGATGATATCTCTTTTCTTAGTATAAAGTTCTTTACCAACTCTAATGCCATCATAAAACGCTTTTCTTTTAGAATCTATATTATTAAAATATTTATCAGCACCTTTAAATGAATATGGGTTTCCTGGAAGTTCATCCATTTTGGTTATAATTATAAAATAATTTATTTAATAAATCAAATTTATGTAAAGTAAAATATTAAATATAATATAATGCCTAGTATTATAACACATGGAATTATAGGATATATATTATATGGATATAAAGGAATGATTATAAGTTTAATTCCTGATTTAGTTGGTATGTCATATTATTTTTATAGAATGATGTTTATAGAAAGAACTATAGATTTTAATAAAAATATTTACACTTGGGCACCATTGAATAAAATGAAAGAAATAGATTGGTATTTATATAATATTTCTCATTCATTAATAGTTTGGGTTATTTTATATTTAATATTTAAGGAAAAGGCTATATTTGCTGCAATAATTTCAATAATATTAGATATTTTCTTACATTCAAAAGAAAAATGGGTTGGTCCAGCATTTTTATATCCATTTTCTGAATATAGATATGATGGTATACATTGGTTATCTAATAAAGGTAGATTAATTATAATATTAATAATAATAATAATATATTATCAAAAAAAAAAAATATTGAAAATGCTGAATAATATAGGTTAATAATTAAATAATTAAAAATAAATAATAATATGCCAACAGAGGTGTTATCAGGCTTATGGTTTGGATCTATTGATGATTTAAAACATCCGATGTTTTTTGATGATATGTCTATTAATATTATAATTAATCTTACTGATTGTGATTATAAAATACAAAAAAAAAATGTTTCATATATAAATTTACCATTATCATCACATAATATTAATTCATTAAGAAATATGATATTTAAATTAGCAGATAATATTCATAATAATCTTAAAGATGGATTAAATAATATATTTATTTATTGTTATAATGGATTAATATTTTCACCATTAATAATTGGAGTATATATGATAAAATATGGTTCAATAACAAAGTATGATGTCCCTGTTATTTTAAAATCAAAAAATAATGATATATTAATATCAATTGATGATTATCCAAATTTATTAAGTTAAGTTAAATTATGATAAAAAATAAATATATAATAATAATATATGCCAGGAGCAACTCTTCAATTAGTATCATATGGACAACAAGATTTATATCTCACAGGTAATCCACAAATAACATATTTTAAAGTAGTATACCGTAGACACACAAATTTTTCTATGGATGATGTAGTAATAAATACAATAAATACACCAAGTTTTGGATCGCAATTTATTCAAAGAATAGATAAACTAGGTGATTTAGTTCACAGAATTAGTTTAATATTTAAAGGACAAAAGGTATATGCTGGACATGGGTTAGCAAATCCAACAACAGCATTAATAAATTATATTGGAATGGTTATAGGTGGTCATGAAATAGATAGACAGTATGGTCATTGGATAGAGACATGGAGTGAATTAACAAAAACTAATCCAAATGGGACAATATCTAATGTATCTAAAATAGATGATAATTCAATATCATTTTTAACAAGTAATCAAGATTTAGCATTATCACAATATTTTGCTAAAAATTCAGCATCATTTATGGGTGAAGCACCTTATTATTTTGATAATAGATTAAATAAATTAACAAATACATTTGGAACAAGTAATTCATATCCTCCGACTAAATATCAGAAAACATCTAGATCGGGTGGTGTATATTGTGAATCAACATATCTTCAAGAATTACAAACAGGATTTGATGAAACGGTAGAAACTATTTCAAATGGTTCTTATACTGATATTAGTAAAGGTACTAATAATGCTTCATTTTCTAATGCATCAGAATCAGATTTTTCATTATCAGTATCTACTATAAATGCTTGCTGGACAAAAGGACAAAATGCTGCAGCAACAACTAAAGAATTTATGAATGGAAGTAAAACTGTAACAGATATAAGAAATATAAAAAAATCATTATTTACAGGTTCTTTACTTGGATTATGTGTATTAGAAATACCATTTTATATAAGTAAAGACCCAGGTTTATCTCTTCCATTAATAGCAATTCAAAATCAAGAAATTCAATTAGATATTAATTTCTCTAGTGCTGATGCAGCTGATTGGACGTCAACTATTTATAATTCATCATCCGAAGGAAATTATTTGTCTACAAATGGTACCATATCAAATGAGCAGAATATATTTAATGCATTTTGTATTAATAATGGAACACAATTATTAAAACCTATAAGAAATAGAACAAATAATACTATAAATATGAATATAGATATTTCTGTATTATATATATATTTAGATACAGATGAAAGGAGACGATTTGCTGAGGTAAGTCATGAATATTTAATAGAACAAGTTCAGTTTATGACAAGTACAGATGGTGTTGATATTGATATATCACAATTCGCACATCCAGTGAAAGAATTAATATGGACAGGTGCTCCTTATAGAAAATCCAATATAGTATATGCAGAAAACGGTTCTAATAGTGCTACAAATATATTATTAAATGATGGGAGAAAAGTACATAAATCAGGTGTAAGGTTTGTCCCTGGTCATAATGATAATATAGTAGGAGGTTCTATATTAAATAGTTCATATACATTATCATATGGATACTCAAGCGCAAGTTCTGTTGGTCCAGGTTCTTATTCTGTAGATGATACTGGTGGTCCATTCACTTCAGATGGAAAATATGTAGCAGGATTAATTGGTCCTTCAACACCAACGTCTATTGATTATTGTAATTGGTCTATAAGTTTAAATGATATTGATAGAATTAATCCACAAAGTGTTGAAACATTTACAAGATATAATGTTGAAAAATATCATTCAGGATATGGTTCTGTATCATGTCCAGATTCCATAGCAGTTTATTCATTTGCTTTGAAACCAGAAGAACATCAACCATCTGGAACATGTAATTTTAGTAAAATAGATAAAGCATTTTTGAGTAGATATAAAAATCAAACTACATCAAATAGATATGTTCCATTAAATATATATGCTATAAATTATAATATTTTAAGAATCATGTCTGGTATGGCAGGTATTGCTTATACATTATAATATGTTCATTAAAAATAATATAAATATAGTTTATATATATTATGAGATTTAATATAAATAATAATAAATCTTTACCTGATATTGAATTAATCGGAAATCCACAAATAACATATTTTAAATCAGTATATAGAAGACATACACATTTTATAATTAGAAAACATACTATATCATGTGATTCTGGGAACAGAGGAAATAGAATACAACATTTAGGAGATTTAATTAGTAATGTTCAATTAGAAATGGATGTTACAGGTAGTTCTAGTGTTATTGATAATAATATAGGTACTAGTTTATTAAATGATATAAGTCTTT